GTAAATCATACTATTTCAACAGGCGAGCGTCCCGATGCTTTCAAAAGAAACTTTAAATGAAACTTCCAGCATGGTTTACGCCTATGCTGAAAAATGAAATTATTGCTGGTCCCTTATATTTAAGGAGTCACAGTAGATATTAACTAATGACTGAATATCCTTGTTGATTTTTTTATTCTTGAACTTTGTTTTTACTAATGCTTTGTATTCTTTTAATATTAATTTGTCATCCAAAGAGACCATTGACATTAGGAATTTCTTATCATTCACTGGTTTTATATATGATTCAAGTACAATTATTTTCATATATAGACTCGGCTGTAAACTTTCATCTATATAATCAGATATTTTTGTCTTTAGAGCCACTTTGGTAGTATGACCGCCACTTTTGGATAATTCGTTTGTAACATGATTAAATTTTGTATCACATATAGCGCACGTGAGATAACTACATCCGTCATACTTGTAAATAGGAGACTTGCACGTAGGACATTTATGTAATTTAGCAATCTCTTTTAGATTGGCAAGTACTGCTTCAGAACATTTGTGGCTCGTATCCTTTTTTATTTCGTTACAGTCAGGGCATGTCAATATTTCACATATATTACATTTATTATATTCTAGTCTTCCAGAACACGTGTTTATAGGGCATAACGGGTTAGCCGTACATGCTTTTTTATAGTCTATAACTGTATTAGCCGACTTTAGTAATTGTGAATTTATTTTCGAAATCTCTTTTTGGAATACGCTCGTACATACTACTTTTATACATTCTGGAAACGTGTTTATAACATCCAAACGCTGTTTACGAATCTTTTCTATTAATTGCGTTTTAGAGTTTTTGTCTGTTTCTAATTCGGTTATTTTATTTCCGTTAGATAGCTTTAAAACATCTACAAATCTCTTAAAATAAGTTTTTTCAGTATACTTTGACGGAAAAATAGGGTATTCACAATTCTCTGTTGGACAAGTGTTTATACCACTTTTTGTTTTCAGGTACATATTGATACATTTCATACAATAAACCGTTTCACATGCATAGCATTTATATAATTTTTCACAAGGATCGTCTTCATAACATATAAAACATTCGATACTCATTTTATTTTGGAAAAGGCTAATAAAAATTCACTTTTCTAAATAACCGAGTTGAAAAGAAGAATTTTTATCTTTTTTCCATAACAATGGAAATGGAAATCGAAAATAATATAATAACACTCGAACAAGAACTTAGACAACACGATATAATACAATATCTTACATTAACAAAAACCCAAATCACATTATCCAAAGAACATTATATTTCCAAGACATTGCATCTTGCAAACTGTTACAAGAACCTTTTTCTTTTATATATTCAACGACAAGGCCAAAGTATAAACAAGTATTCATTCAAAATTTTTGAAAAAAGCATATGGAACTATAGAAAAGTGTTAAAAATAGACTATAATAACCAAGAAGCCAAATATAATTTAGCAAGTATTTACACATATATATGTGTAGCTCTTGGGAACCGATTTACAGAATGTATAAGTCTTTTGGAAGATGTACTAGTACTGATTCCGGACGATTCTAGACTTTTATATAATCTTGCTTTTATGTACCAGAACACTAATCAAGTATCTAAAGCTATTACATTCTATAAATTGGCATTAGTTGTATTTGAAATACAAAAAAATATAGAAGGAATAAGTAAATGCCAGATTGTGAATAATCTAGTATGTGTTTATAGAAATTTACAAATGTGGAACGAAGCTTTGTACTTATTAAACTGTACCGAAAAGCAATTTCCAGACGATCCAGATATTAACATGCAATTAGGACTAGTCTATACTGAAATGAGAAGAACGGATCTTGCGGAAATTCATTTTGAAAAAGCTAAAGTGTATGCGAACCAAAGTACAGTCACAAGAAATCATACAGAGTTCATGTCAAACATTCTATTAAATATGGGTCGTATGTACTCTTATAACGGCGACAATCTCAAGAGTATAGATTGCTATAATAAAGCTATCAAGGTAAATCCACATTACATTCTTCCATTCCAAAACAAATTAATGAATCTGTGTTACTTTGTAGACAATTTAGAATCCGATTATATCTTAAAACAACATAAATTGATAAATAAATTAACTGAAAACAGAATTACAAGAGAACCAAAAAAAGTATCATATGGTAGTATAGGATTTGTTTCTGGAGATATACAATATCCCCATCCTATATGTTTCTTTATGGACTCTATCTTTAAAGGCTTGCCCAAGACAATTAAAGTATTTATGTTTACTGAAAATATTACATCAAAATCATATCCAAATGTAAATATAGTTTTCACAAAAGGAAAATCTGCAAAACAAGTATATGATATTATAACTGAATTGAATATAGATATACTTGTAGATTTGGCCGTTCATACCGCCATGAACAGACTTGATGTATTTGCATTAAAACCATGTGAGATACAAGTGAATTTTCTAGGGTACCCAAATACTTCTGGGTTAGATACAATGGACTATCGTATAACCGACTCTTATTGTGACATTCCAGACAATCAGGTTTATTATACAGAGAAATTATTATTTATGCCAAATTGTTTCTTGTGTTATTCTCCAGATCCAGATAATATAGGTCTAGTTGATCTAATTGAAAAAGGTAGAAAGGAACTAGTTATAGGATGTTTTAACCGTTTAAACAAGATCAATGAAGAATATATAAATTTAGTGGTATCTATTTTACAAAATGTAAAAAACACTATATTTATATTTAAAACCAAGGCGTTACTGAATGAAAAAATTGCAAATGAGTTTATTAAAAAATTCCCAAAAAAACTAATTTCCAGAATACATATAGAAAGCTGTCAGAATCATGTAAAAGAACATCTAGAATATTATAATAACATAGATGTGTCTCTAGATACATTCCCATATTCTGGAACTACTACGAGCTGTGAATCATTGATTATGGGAACACCTGTATTTACTACACGTGGAAAACATCATGTTCAAAATGTTACATGTAGTATTCTTGAAAATATTTCACCAGAATTCAAATATTTTATTTACACGACACCTAACGATTTAATAGATAAAGTTTCTAAACTTGAACAGGATCGTACAAAGCTTTTATCAAAAGAATATGTCAGAAAGACATTCCTTGATAGTAAAGTATGCAATGGTACAGAATATGTGAATGATTTTTGGAACGTGCTATCAAATATTATCAAGTATTAACCAAGTCTATCGCATAACCATTCCATTGGCTTCAAGGTGTTCCTTTATCTTATTTACTATAACACTTTTTTCATCAGATGCATTGAATTGTAAATTCAATTCAGTCGCTATTTCAATCAATCCATTCTTGTCTATAGTACTCGCTACCCTCCCATATGCCTTTTTACGAGCATCAGAAGATTCATAATCTTTTTCATGGACAAATCGCATCTTTCCATCGTATTTTCCATACTGGCCATACTGACCACGTCCTCTGTATGTAATGTAAATATTGAAACTAGTTCTTATTTCTTCATTATATTCTTCTATTTCGGTAGAAATATCCGGAGCAGATTCGATAACCTTTTTAGTATTTAATATAGTATATTCTATAAAGTCTGTAGGCTTTGAACGAATTGGTGTATTTTTTTCATATAAAGAAGCTCTTTCGTTTGCACCTATACCATTGAATATAATAAGATCTGCACGTTTTATAAGATATCCGTCATTGTCTGAAACACCCCTCAATATTTTTTTGTTTGTTAGGAAATCATCTAGTACAGTGTATATTAATTCTATAGGCATTTCATTGCTTGTATTATTTCTAACAGCTTTTGTTATATCGCGAAGTGACCATATGTAATATTCTGTAAACAACCGTTTTACAACTAGATTGACAGGAAGTAGATAATAATTGTTGAACATTTGGATATCTGTATCATATATAGTTTTATTGAAATCCTTTGGTAACTTATTGTATTCTAAATTACACTCAAAATTGCATCTAGTATAGTCGCATTCAGGGTCGTTGTCACGATACCTTGCGTGATACGCTTTGTTTATAAAAGAATTAGTGTTACAATCTATAGCTATTTCCTTTAATAATCTCTCTACTGATTTGATTTCTATGTCTTTCTCTTCGCATATCTTGTATTTGTATTCGTCTATATAAATTATATCATCTGTTTGTGGACCTACCGCACAGTATTTATAAACTCTGACATTTCTATCATTAAACGGCAAATCTTTGTGAGAATGATTACGTACTGTACGTCCTATAACTTGGCGCATCACCGTAAGATTCCAAGCCGGTTCTAGAAAATGCACATGTCTTACATTTTTAAACGTGATACCTTCCGAAATAACTGAAGAAACAACTAGGATTTTTATATCGGATCCATCCTTGTTTGAAGATTTATTAGACTGCTGTCTATAAGTCTCTATAAATTTAGAAGTTTTTGTTCCATCAAATACCACAAAATTTTTATATGATGTATTTGCACCAGAATTTGAGGTTAATTCATTGTATCCATTAGAGATAAGGTAATCTCTAATTAAACTCGTACCTGTGTTTGCAGCTACAAAATTTGAGTAAATCAAATGTATACCTTTACCGGCTTCAAGATTCTTTCCTATATTGTACAGTTTTGTTGAATATTTATGTACATTTTCCATATTCAACATCGGATTTACCTGTACGGATCTTGGTTTATTTGTTTTCTTGAACTTTTCATAAAGCAAGTCTAGATTTACATCGTATTTTTCATTTACTAAATCATTGTATTCTTCAATCGTAATATATTCGTCAATTTCGAATACGTTTACATTAATATCATTTTTTTCCAGAAACTTTTTATATTTCTTTAAACTGTCAACTTGTACATTTGGTTCCGCGTTTTCTGGAAGATAAATAGTGGAAATTCTATTCTTCTGAATAGACAAAATATCAGAAGCGTCATCGAGATAGTTTTGCCTATATGCTTGGTACTGATAGTCAGAAAAGTTACATCTTACTACTTTTATATAGAAATTGGGGGAGATTCTACTTCCCATATGGATCTCTTGCGGGTTAGTGGATATATCCTGTGCCAAGTAACTAACTTTTCCTTCAAGTGTAGTTCTCAGACGGTTTATTCCATTACGGTTTAACCTTTGTAATATATTGTTTTTTTCATCTGTTATATAAGTACTTTTATCAGATATTATATTTGCCTTGTTATTGATATTCAGTAAATTGGACAAATCTATGATTTCTGAAACCGAATTAGACATTGGCGTAGCAGACAAGAGGATCAGTCTGTAATTATATGAATTTTCAAGAACTTTTGTTATAGCTTTTATAATATTGTTTTCTGTAATATTATGCACTTCGTCTATGATAATTACGCTATTGTTTAGATTTTCAATAGATCCTTTATTTACTAAATTTGTAAACTTTAGATACGGAATGAATGAATAGTATGTTCTAATTTCTTTGTCTGTTTCGATTTCGTCATTGTATTTTTTAACACATGGGCCTTTTAGTTGATTTACAAAATTCTTTTTTATATTATCGTTTTTGACTAGAACTAATACTTTGCGTCCTTGATTATGTATCTGTTCTTTATATGATTCTGCTATTGTAATAGCAGTACATGTTTTACCCGTTCCAAGAGCGTGGAAAACAAGCAACGAATCATTTAATGTATTCTTACTCATCCAGTTTCTTAAAAAAAGCTGACTTGATGACTGGAATATATCTTTAAATTTGTTTACATTAAATTCATATCTTTGAATATCGTCTAGTAAATTATCTTTACCTGGTTGTGTATTGTAATAGTTTGTCATCAACCACTTACTTACTTTACTTTATAAAAAAAATAAGAAGATATTACTTTACTCGTAAAATACAATGACTGCAAATATTGAAATACAAACAGAATATGAAAAGTATGTTAAAACTCATGAAGAATTGTATAAAAGTATATCGTCTGATAATGTTTTAGATGGGCAAAAATTGCAAGATTATATAACACTGTGTGACAAACTTTCTATAAAATTAGATCAACAAATGAATAATATTGTATATGGAGAACAGATAATCCGTGTAAACTGTGATAAAGCAAAACTGCTTTCTCAATTGACCCGTATGAAACAAAATAGCCCCACTATTTCTCAAGAAGACGAAGTAGCGTTCTCTTCCGTTGTTCATTTGTGTCGCAAAGTCTTATCTGTAGATCCAGAACATAAAGAGTCTATTGAAATGTTCAAGATTTCTATGTTTTACTTGTCTACTTATAAAACCCCAAAAGATGCATTAGAATATATGAAAATTATTCAAACTACTGTTCCAGGAGATTACTCTGTTCAATATAATATGGGTCTTGCATACCAAAGAATTAACGATCTAGATAATGCTCTTTTTCATTATAAACTTACTATAAGTCTTTTAGAACTTTTAAAATTTAAAAAGGCAAGCCCAGAAGAAGATGTGTATTTAAAATGTCTGTCTAGTATTGGATACATCTATTACATGGTCCAAAACAGGCCATTGAGTAAACATTATTATGATAAAATTTTAACACATAGGCCAGATGATCCAGATGCATATAATCAACTAGGAGTTATTATGACCGAATTACGTGTTGTAGATTCTGCTATCAAGTACTATAGATTAGCAATTGAAAAAGCTAATAAATTCGAGACATTTAATTCACTGATTTCTACCGACAAGAATATGTTTTTAGCTAGCGTACATATGAATATGGGATTGGCTATATGTTATGAATGTAATTTCCAAAAGGCCATTGAATGCTACAATAAAGCATTAAAGTATAAGCCAGATCTTTCATTAGCATATCAGAATAAATTACTAGATCTTAATTATATTTCACATTTAATTGATGATCCAGATTATGTTGCAAAGCTCCACAAGAATATCAATAAAATATATGATCATGTCGAAACAGATTACAAGAAACTACGCCCAGACTATAAAGTTAAAAAAATTGGGACCGATAGGACCGAGAAACTTAATATAGGTTTCATTTCAGGCGATTTTATCTGTCATCCTGTAAGTTATTTCATTACAAATATAATTAAAACTTTAGATAAAACCAAATTCAATGTATTTTGTTACACATGTAAAGTAGTTGCGAAACCAGAGGATATAGATTGTGATTGGAAAATTATCAAGGCTCTAAGTAGAGATGAAATCGTGGATACAATCGTGAACGATCAAATTGATATTCTGTTCGATCTATCTGCGCATACAGGAGACAATCGTCTAGACGTATTTATTAAAAAACCAGCACCAATCCAAATTAGTTATTGTGGATATCCTGGATCTAGTGGAATAAAAAGTATGGATTACCATATTACAGACAAATACGCAGACAACGAATCTACTCAAAAGTATTATACGGAGAAATTATTATTTCTACCAAACTGTTTTTTGAACTATGCTCCTAGTGTACCTATTTCTGATTTGCATATTAAAGACGACAAACTTGAAACAGTTGTATATAAAAATAAAAAACCTATTGTATTCGGATGTTTCAATAGGTTTAATAAAATGAACGAAGTTGTACTACAGACATGGAAAGACATACTAGTTAAACGCAAGGACTCATACTTGGTAATTAAAACAAAGGAATTCTCTACGCCTCATATCAAGGAAAAATTCATGAAGTTCTTTGAAGGATTTCATAAACGTATAACGATTCTAGAATATTCTCCTACTTATAACGAACATTTAGTAGATTATAATAAAATTGATATTGCACTTGATACGTTCCCGTATTCTGGGACTACCACTAGTTGCGAAGCATTGTTAATGGGAGTTCCAGTACTTACACTATTTGACAATAAACGTTATTACCATTCCCAAAACGTCACTTCTAGTATTATGATTAATTCTGGATTAGAAGACTATGTTACATATACTCACGGGGATTATGTACAGAAAGCTTGCGAAATAAAAATTAATGACCGTTTGAAATTTAAACAAGGCGTGCGTGAAAAGTTTACAAAGGGGCACGTGTATAGAAATAAAGGGTTTGTAAAAGATTTCGAAAAAATACTAATAAAGACTTACAATAATCACGCCTGGTAAAAGTGATTGTTTTAAGCCTTTATTTAAATGTAATATGGACATCGAAAACGGAAGCGGAAGCGGTTGCGAAATGTGGATAGCATTTATAAGCGCAAGTATATTGTTTGTAATTGTTTTTGTACCAAATTCGGTTAATGATTGATGATTTTAAGAATCTCGTCACGTTTTATAAGTGACACTTTCTTACTAGTGCTGCTATTCATTATATCGGCACCTATACTGTTTTTGTCGCTATGTTTTGCTAGAATAACTCTTTCCAAATAAGTATTGGACAAGAACGTATATATACTTACATGTTTTTCTTGTCCGTATCTTACAAGACGTGCAATAGCTTGATTCATTTTCGCGTCGTTCCACCACATATCGGTTAAAATAACAGTATCTGCAAATTGTAAATTTAACCCTTCGCCTCCAAGTGTATATGTTAGTAATAGTATACCGTTATTTGATTTTTCAAAGTCTTTAATAACTTGATCTCTTTTTTGAAGATTAAAAGTAGATTCCAGAGTGAATACATGCTTTCCATTCAAATTAAGCATAAGATAATCTATTACCATCCTAAATGATGAGAATATTACTATTTTTTTATCATTGTTAGTGTTTACTATATCAAGTATTTTAGACATTCTACTAGAAATCAAGTTATTTTTATTGTTCAAATCAGGTTCTAGATCGTTAATAGCACGCTTGATAATAGAAGTAATCATAGTATGTTGACTAGACTTTATACAAGAAATGAATAATCTTGACAAACTTAATACAGGACTTACTAAACTTATTCTTAAATTCAAAATAAGCGACATAAATTGCGCATTTAGTACTCTTACAGCTTCGTGGTCTTCTGCTAGTCTTCTTGTACTGATTTCTCTTGATACTTCATTCAAAATAGTTTTGAACGATCCAAATACTCTTGATTCAAAGTCATTCATATTGTATTTTATTAACATTTTTTTAGGTTCTGGGACTGTAAATGATTCGTTTATATCTCTGTGCACGGTTAATTCTGAAATACCATTGAATTTATTATTACGTCTACGACTGTTAAAAACATTCAAAGCTACTTCGGGCAATGTACTGAACGTTTCGTTACCGAGCATTGTATAAATTCCTAATATATTTGATGGTTTTGGCTCTGGTACAATAGTACCAGTAAGTAGTATTCTGTTTTTTGCATATACCGATGAAATAGCTCTATTAGTAGATGTTTCGCAATTAGAATATACATGCGCTTCATCTACTATTATATTGTCAAACACAGTTCCATAAAAGAAACCAGATTTCATAAAAGGTCTTTTTGGAAGGCTGTATTCGACAGTGTTTATAGTATAATGATGAATTACATAACGTCCTTCAATGTTATGTAATTTATAATATTTCAATAAAGTACTTGGAGTAGTGATATACAAACTTTCTGTGATTTTTACCGGTTCTTTTAAATGTAAAAAAGTTATATCTTTATTGTAGAATTTTTTCATTTCGTTTTTCCATGTATTGACAAGTGTTTTAGACGCTACTATCAAATTAATAGAATTTGTATTGCTTGCGAGTAATTCTAGTGATATTACTGTCTTTCCAGATCCCATAGGCAAAGACATGATACATGAACCCTTTGCCTTTACTTCGTTCAAGATTTTTATTTGGTGTGTAGTTAGCATTATACTTCCTTTGTCATTTAAAATTCACTTTCTAGTGTTCGTTTAAGAATAAAAATAAAACAGGCACTTATTAACATGCATAGACAAAAGGACGATTTTTTTATATTTAATATTAAGCCTGTACTGACAAATGCGTTATCATGTTACAATTCGTATATAAACAATACTTTTATAAAGCACCATTCGTATAATCTAGGTATTCTGGATACTTGGTACATACCTTGTTTTGAAGAATTTAAATACTATTGTTTCATATACGAATACTCTAAATCTACTATCTTTTATTTTTTCAAAAAAAACAATACAGATTCATTCTGTGTAAATGTTGAAAAAATAAACACTCTTTCTCATTTTAAAGGCGCATTGTTTGAAGGGTATATGGACATAACTCATAAAGATGGCTCCATTAACAATAATGTAGTATACGAGTTTAAAATCACAGACATACTAATTCAAAATAGTATACCTGTAAAAACTCCAGAATATACCGAACGTAGATGTATTATATCAAGATTGTTTGACGATGTTACATTAAATACATTGAATAATATGGATGATATAATTTCATTCAAGTTACAAGGAGGGTACAAGAATATATTAATAGAAAACAAATCAGTTGACATCGAACGAATCAATGGATATACCAAGGAAATCGTTATGAAACATGAAAGACAGCAAGTATTACAACAAGTAAATTGTATTAGTAAAACTAATCTGCATGACGTATATAACGTTTTTAATAAGAAAACACTTAAAGATGATGGAATTCTATATATAAAAACTCTAGAAAATTCAAAGTATATGAAACAACTGTTTAATGAGACTGTAAAAATAGATATGTTATGCGAATTCAATTATAAATTAAACAAGTGGGTGCCAGTATATCCAACTACTTGATAACTATATTTCTTGTATCATGGACGTAAAGATTCTTCTATTTTTTTCTTTATAAATGGTTTGTTCAAATACCATAGGTAAAATTTATGAGAATGGCATTTTTTTGGAACATTTATCTGGTTGTACACCACATATTCTGAAGCGTATCTGTTTAAGATGCATAATTGGTCTATTATATGGTATTCTATACCAGACTTTGTAAAATCTATTTCTAATGTTGAAATGAATTCTACCACATTATCCCTATTGAAATTGTGCATGAATGGTTTACGTGAAGGTGACACGAAAGCAGGATATAATTTGCATAATTCAGAAGCTACATTTTGACACACTAATTGTTTGAATACACTAGTTTCTTCCAAAAATATCGAAGGAACAGATACAGATTTATTAATATTTTTAAAATCGTCAATGATATCTTGTTCGTTTTCTGTAATCTTGATATGTACCAGACAGACCATATTAAAATTGCATGAAAACGCAGCTAGCAAACGGTGAATTCCATCATATACAATATATTTTTCATTCTTAAACCACACATAAACAATTCCAGGAATTAACATTATATTGTTATTACGATAATAATCACGTATTTGGCTGATTCTTATTTCGTCAGGCGTTCTATTTCTTTTCCAATTAACAAACATATCTTTATCTAATGTATTTGTTGATATTCGTAAAATACGGTCATTTCCATTTACGAATATAACCTTTTCTTTCATATGGTTTAATTTGTAAAGGATCAGAAATAATTTCATTTTTTAGCATATGCGTTGGCAAGGATGATAACTATAATCTATATAATGGTATGGTAATCGTTAATTACGCTCCATAAGCAACCAGTAACGGCACAATGTGTTCATTTGCTATTTTAAGTGGTTTCCCATCCCTAGCTAATACATTTGCCCCGTGCTCTACAAGTATTGACACCGTCTCTACATTTCCAGTTTTACAGAGTATAATCAGAGGAAGGTCGTCCTGCGTATGCACGTCTGCCCCATACGATAAAAGCAATTCTATAAGACCCTTAGAGTTCAATTGGCACGCAATAATTAATGGCATATCATAGTGTTGATGTACGTCCGCACCAGCCATTAACAATGTATCTACTATAATCAAATTTTCATGTTTACATGCTCGTACCAACAATACATTAAGCGATGCCTCTGTTACTGGTTTAAATGACAATAGTTTATTTAATGAACGTAATACATTTTTGTCGATACAATATTCGAATACTTCGTGTAAATTTGTTCTTAGACTTTTATTTAAAAAGTACTCTATAACATCCATGTTCTGGTATCTGCACGCAGCTTTTAAAGCCGATATACGCAAACGAATATTTATATCCATTAAAGATACAATATACTCTACAATTTCTAGTTCGTATTTACATGCCCTATTAAGTACTTGTTCGTCAGGTTTCATACCATAATCTCCAAGTAATTTCATCATTTCAATATTACCTTTCACTGTAATAAAACAATCACGTACGTAATATATATCCAAGTTCTCTTTAAAGTTTGGAAAGGTCTGTAATAAGAATTTTAAAATTTCAATACATCCATATTTACATGCTTCGAGTATAGGTGGGGTTCTTACACCAATTTCGTTAACCATATACTTTACAAATTCAATGTCGCATCTTCTACACGGTTCATCAAAGTAAAACTGTGATTGTTCAGGTGGAAATTGTACATCTATACTCTTCAAGTATTTAATAATATCTAATCTAACAAAGTAACAAGCACGTTGTATAAACCCCCCATCATCATGGAACGGGTCTACGCCATACTCTATAAACAGTTTAAACATATCTACATGTGCTTCATGAATACAGGCATATACAGCCTCACAATCATTTCTATTTGGATCGGCTCCGTTTTCCAAAAGCCATTTTACAGTGTCATAATGGTTAAAATCTGCCGCACACATAAGAGCGCTTCCTCTATTTACTGGGACTCTATTATCGATTATAATAAACTTTACTATGTCAAGTTGTCCACCTACGCACGCAGTTTCAAGTGTTTCGTCACCGGTAATATCTGCCCCCGCTCTTGCTAGCATCTTTACAATTTTTAAATTATTTTTGTAGTAACATGCTGGTACTAATACATTATACAATTCTGTTGTGTCGTACCTGTAAGTATTTAACAACAACTTTACTATTTCTGTTTTCGATTCAGTGCACGCCGCAGTCTTTAATGCAAAATAAGATTGATCAGAATCCATTTCCAAGTTCCGAATCAATTCTGTAGAATTCGAAATTATAGCAAATTTAATTACGGCCTCAGATATAGGTAAATTGTATTTTTGGTAAAGTCTAGACACTATCTCTATGTTCTGGAATCTTAGTGCAAAATCTAGTAGTTTCTCCTTGTCTTTGAACCTTTCTATTTCACGATAAAATACTCTACTTGTTGTAGATAATTCGAGGAATTCAGGTACAGATAAATTACCACTTATTTCGTCTATAATTTCGCTTGGTAATTCGTTTAGCGATACAGACATATGCTTTATATATTTCAAAAAAAAAAAAATCACATTAAGTAATTGTATGATGGCCGTCAAAATCATACTTTTTCAGATTCATTTCATTTTCACATAGCAGGTCTATAATTGCTTTTGCGTATAAGCCCACAATCAGAACAGTTGTATGGTTTGCGCCATATTAATCAAATTATTATCGATTCCTTATATAATTATGTCTGTAAACTTACAATTATATGCGTCTGGCAAGGATGATATTTATCTTACACAAGAACCTGAAATGAATATTTTCAAGTACGTATACAAAAGATATCTGAATTATGCTAGTGAAATTTTAAAGATTCCATTCAAGGACAAGTGTACGTTCGGGAGTATAGTTTCATGCGATATTCCTAATAAAGCAAATTACTTGTCTAAATTATACTTGCACATTAGATTGCCCCCTTTAGAATCCAATACTGGTACGTTTATTTCATGGTCAGACGCTATTGGTTACGCTGTGCTAGATAATTGTGTAGAACTTGATATCGGAGGGACGATAGTTGAGCGTTATTACCCTGAATTTTGGGCCATGTATGATTCGATTAATGATACAAAAGACGATCAAATGTTACTTAAAGCGACTAGTTTCTTGTCTTCTAGGCACAATGCCCAATTTGAAAATGATTTAATGATTCCTCTAAAATTCTTTTTTACAAAAGACTATAAATTAGCACTTCCAATAGGAGCCATTGATCGTCAGAACATCCGTCTAAAGTTTTCATTCAAGAAATTTCTGGACTGTATAAACTATGACGGTGATATACCTGATTTTTCTGTAGATTTTTTGGAGGCGAATGTATATGCAGAGTATATCTATATAGATGATAAGATTCTTACAGATTTCGAGACTACAGAGTATAGTTATATGACCGACATAGTAGAAAGCCAGGATATTCATATAAATACAAGAATTTCTAATCCTGTAGTCCCACTGAATTTCAAGGGTGTTTGCAAAGAATTAGTATTTGGTTGTATAGAGACTAAAAGTATAGACAATAACGACTACTTTAATTATTCTAATGTATATGATACAAATAATCCATCAAAACTAATTGATTCTATAGGAATGACTATAGATGGTCACAAGAGATTTGATGATATCACAGAAGCTTATTATAGATTTGCATTCGTACAGTCTGCGCACAATTCAGACAATCTCAGGTACATTTATTGTATTCCATTTAGTGTTATACCAAACAATTATCAACCAACTGGAGGTATCAATTTAGCTATGCTACATACAACTACTCTTGACATTACGATGGTAAAAAATTCACCAGATTGTATTTTGAAAATATATGCTATTCTTTATAAAAGAATCACTATAAAGGGAGGCGTTCTTACTTAAGTTATTGTCTATTTTTACTATATATTACTAAAGTTATGCATATAAAAGAACATATAATATTTTATGAAGAACATTATTGTTACGTAGCAAAAATTGTTGGGGTATATTGGGCATAATTTTCTCTATTGCAATAATTTCATTCTATTCCCCTTAACCAATCACAAAACGCATTGTAACCAGCGTTTATTAGTTGTAACTTTTTTTCATTGGGTATAGAAAACGATACGAAACTTGATATTTCAGAATTTATAACAATGTTCACTGTATCGATGTTGTAAACTTTTGTGACATTTTTTATAGTAATCCTCTCTGAGATACATAAAAGTACACTATATATAAAATCAATAAACGTATTTATTTTGATAGATTCTGTAGTAAGATCCGATGTTATGTTGAACCCAAGAACACCGTCTTTATTTTCTTTGAATAAATCACACGGGTAATTGTCCAAAAGCGCTGCATCTACATAAATATCTGACTTGTACGGATCCACGGTAAACAAAAATGGAATAGAAATCGCCATACGAATAGCTTGTAATACTGGCATATCTGGATATTCTTTATGCCCAAATGTTACAATTTTCCTTTCTTTTAAAGACGTACATATTACTTGATAATCTATACCTGTTTTGGTATAGAGCTCCTTTAATGTAATAGATTTATCTATTTTTTTGGTGGTAGCCTCCTGTAACCACTTCATTATAAGGGTACAGTCATCTAAACCATATTTATAGATTATATTAGAAAATGTTATTTTGCGAAGTTTTTTAAAATCTAACAATAACACAATTGCTAGCATTTCTTCATAAGTAAAACCGAGTATATAAAACAAAGAAAAAACAGAGCCTATACTTACTCCGCATACACGTTTTACATTTATTGAAATATTTTTACAAGTATCTTTTTCAAGTTCTTTAATTTTTTTAAATATACCTAGATAAACCAAACCATTTATACCACCTCCACTGAATAACAATGTATTATATTCTACGGTCTCCATTACTCCATAGTCAAATTAAAAGTCTTGTCTTTGACCGTATCATAATTGATTACAAGTACATTGTCTGAATCATACGTGTCTATATGTAGTCCATTTATTTTATCGTCAAAGAACGTGTTCCAAGTGATTGTATCATCTGTATTAGTAAAGTAATATGAATATTTACTAAATCTTTCGTACAATACCCCATCGAGTGTCGCATAACAAAGTATTCGTTCATTAGATATCATTCTATACGGATCAAAATCATCTGCATTCATTGCGTCTTCGGGTAACAGATACAAGTAATGATTTCTATTTTGAAATGTGACTCTACAAAGAACAACACCTGAAGAATTTGCTAGTCTTTTTATATTTAGACCAGACGATCTACTTACCTTTAACCAAGAAACCACGTAATAAACCATATATACATAAAACCATACATAAAACACATTAAACAGATGTTCGATACTAAACATTTTGCAAATATAATTTTATTTAAAAATCACTTTTTTGAAACCAATTCTTTTATACACTGTAACAATAATACACTTACCTTTTGGTAATCCAATGTAACACAACAATCTGGGTTAGCTCTTGAAACAAGTTCTGGGAAATCCTCTAGAAAATCTTGTGCAATAAATCCATACTGTAATTTATCATTCATTTTATACTTTGCTGTACGTATTTTTTGTATTTTATCAAGTATACCATACTCAAGTTCCTGGACATCTGTCTTGTATTTAAAGTCTGATAAATTATAGAATGCACCAGATAAATAAAGATCGCCGTTAATACTCGCTCCTCCACCGAGTGTAAGCGATCCACCTGATCCTAGTCCAATAGCGTTAGCAGTATTAAACAAAACCAAAGGTGTATAGAATGCACCTGACGTACTTCCTAGTGCACATGTTACATTACTTCCATTTGGACTAAAGTAAGAACTACCTGAACTAGATATCTGGAAACTAAGACTTTCATTTGATGTATAAAAACTCAAATTAGCCAGTGATGAATTACCAGTATATACCTTTACACATCCTGGACTTGTGTTAGAATCGTTTCCATACAATACAGTTCTTGCACCAAAAGCACTTCCAATTGTATTCGCAGCAGCAATAGCAATGTATCCATTATTTGTTCCGGTGGTTGTATTAAATCCTATTAATGAATTAGGGACTAATGTGAGATTTGCTTTTACTAAGTTTGCAGATGTCATTCCGATTCCAAGTATACCATTCAATATGGTACTTGGAACCGATGCATTTGAATTTAAAAAAAGTGGCCCATTTAATGAATTTATAGATAAATTTCCATTAGTAATAGAATTTAGAGATAAGTTGCCATTAGAGTTATCGAGTACAGTGTGAATAGAATTATTGCCATCTTTGAATAGTATAGCTTTATTGTTATCAAGAACTATACTATTTTTATAACTAAATAGGCTAGACATCCTGTTAATAATACTTGGTAAAATGATTTCGAATAGTATTATTTAATAATATATTTCAGAATCGGTTGAATCGTTTTCGTCAATACTAGCACCATAGTTTATTAGCATATCAATTATATCTGTATTATCATTTTCATATGCATAATGCAACGCTAGATTATCTTGCGCGTTTACATCCGAATCGTTTTCCAACAAGTAAGCTACAATATGTGTATGATTACTGTTTACGGCTTCTATTAAAGCAGATCCCTGGTTTATATTTATATTAACTTCATTTTCAATAAACATTTGTATTATCTGTAGATTTCCAAGTTCGCATGCGGTAACGAATGCAGTACCGCGATCAATATTTGGGTTTGCCGAATAATGAAAAAGTAAGAATATCATATCTACGGATTCATTATTTACCGCATACAAAAGAGCTTCTCCACGAGTGGAATTTACGTTCGCCCCTTGTTCCAGTAAAAATTCAGCCATATCAATATTGTCATATTTAACTGCAAGTGCCCATTTTCCATTAAGGGTTGCATCAACTTGTGCGTTACAAATCATATAACTGACAATTTCCAAAAACCCCTTTTTAATGGCCTTTAAAATAGATTTGTTTCTATTAGCTCTCGGATTACCTCCTTGATCTATTAAATATTTTACTATATCTAGATGGCCGTTTTCAGATGCGTTCAATAAAGGTTTATCGCTATGGGTATGTATATTTGCCCCCTTGGAAATAGAATACTTTACAATTGATAAAGCACCACTTTCTGACGCTAGATCGAGTATGTCGTCGTAACTATATTCGACTGAAGATTCTTGTACAATTTCCTTGTCACTACTTTCTATAAAACTTGATTGTTTCTTGTCGTTTTCATGTGTGATACTTTCAAATAAAAGATATAATTTCATATTATCTGTTGCTAAACATATTGTTAAAGCAGATTTCGTTATAGCTAATTTATATTTTTGGTAAAGCTCCAGTAATAAATTGTCGTTGGCAAATGTGCATGCAAAATCTACAAGAACGCATTTATATGGATAACATTTTAAATTGATATGAGACCTCTTTGAAATACTTGTGAAATTTATGAAATCATGAACTGGTAGGTATTTGCTAATTTCTATGATTAGTTCTGGTGGCAATGTATTCATACAGCTAGTTTTATATAACGGACCAAATTAAAAAGTGAATTTTAATCAAGTAAAACAGTGTAAAGCGTTATGGATTTTGCATCAATAACGATAATTGGTATAAGATATACCATAGAAGAATTTAAGTCAATGACTTATCCGGAAACAGAACATCGCACTTATTTGCTTTGCGATTGTAAAAATGATGTAGTTGAAAATTTTTGCCCGAAATGTGGACAAAAAGCTGTCGACTATACAAATGAAATTACATTTTTTGTAAATGTACCTTATTTAAATATGTATAATTTATACGTACAAGACAGTCCTCAAACTAATATATTATACGAATCAAAATGTGGAAAATTCGTATATTTTTGTAACAAAGTCTTGAGGTGCAATGATAATATCATTTTGGACACATTATTAAGCGAAATAACAAGATTCAAGGCAGTAGCGAAAGAAATGAAAGTTTATAAAAGCGAATCACTCGGAATCTTTTGTGAAAGATAATATAGCACTATCTTTTGAACATAGAATAGTAAACAGGTATATTAACATTCGCACACCATATTGTCTACAAAGTCTGTAGTTTTTTTATATTTTTTTTTGTAATGTTCTTTTCTGTACTCTTCAAATTTTTCTTTGTCAGATTGAAATTTTGTAATAATATCATGCGTGCTTTTCAATCCGTTTTTTATATATGAAAAAAACTCTTTATTTCTAGGAACTCTTATCAGATTGTACTTTTTGAATCCATAATACGTAATAATAGGGTTACTGCTTTCGCTTGAAATAATATGTTCCCATTGTAAAAGTTCTATTGGAGTGTAAGCCAATTTTGGATAAATTGCAGAGTTATCTGATTCTACCACTACTCCCTTTTCTAACGGGTAGTCTAGATAATCACCAACAGTTTCAAATTCTAGGAGTTCGCATTCAAGATAGTCACAATAGTCTAAATTACATACTTCCATTTGAATCTGCATTTGTACGTAATAATAAGAAGGAATATATCTTTCCTTGATTTTACGTCTATATGGGCATTTTATTTCAATCATTATACCAGTATCTGTAATAGAATCGGGACTCGCAGCCAACCATTTAAGACGCGAATGATTAATAAGGCCGAATTCATAAATTCTTGATTCCGGAAATTTAGTTTTGTATAGCAATAATGCAGCGTCTTCATATTTTTTACCCCATAAAGTAGCTGGATTATCTAAAAAAAGTTTTTGTTTATAAAAGGATTCACATTTAGAAATAATATAATCTTCTTTAGACATGTATGGATTCATACATTTATTTGTCGGTTTTAATGGCAATATACCAGGAATAGAATTATAGAAATTACAAATATTTACATCTTGGATTAAACATGAAGCAATTTCACTTGCGGTCAATCGCGTCTGTCTTTGTGCAAACCACTCTAGACTCTTCTGTTTGAACTGAGGCTTCTTTAAAAGTTTTAAAACTTGTTTGTTCATTTGACTTGCAATATATATCTACTGTATTTAAAAAACATTTTTTACATATGTTAACGCAATCTTCATAGTAAAGTCCCATAGAATTGAGTACTGGTTCTATAGCATCAAACGTTTCTTGAAGAAAATGTAATTCGCCACATTCATTACAATAATCTTCTTGTT